CATCTACACATCGAATGTAAAGGCATTTCTGGTTCATTGCCAATATCAAAAATTTGCCCATTTAAAGATTCGCACTCAGGACACGTTCGGTCACCAAAACTTGCAATCCATTTAACTTTATCAACTCCGTTTTCTTTATAATATCCAACTGCTCCCATATTTGCCAATCTTGTAACTTCGCTTCTTACAATTCCTATACTTCTTTTTTCTGCCGATTTTGCAAGTATCGGCAAACCACTTGCTCCAATTTTTACTTGACCATCTTCTGTCATTCGATATAAATCTTTTAATCCAATTTTATCGACTTGTTTAGACATTTCTTTTATCCCTAATCCCTTTTTAAATCCATTATCCAATATTTTTCTAACTTCTTCTACTTGACTATCACTTAAATATCCAGCAAGATGTTCTGCTTCTGTTAATGCTCGTATCTGATTGAAATCATAATTTTCTAAAGCATTATGAATTTGTTGTAAATATTTTTTATATGAAAATCCTAACCATTCCTCTATATCGTTTATAGATTCAAAATCTTCTTTTAAATCCTTTTCATTTTCTTTTTTATTAGAATTTTGAATAATAAATTTTTCGGAAGAATTTCTTGTTGTATCTTCTATATCTATTTTATATTCGTGAGTATTTTGTTCTATAAATTCTTTTGTAATAGGAATAATACTTTCTCTTCTTTTTAATCTTAATAATTTATTTTTTATTGAGGGAATTTCTTCTTTATTACGAATTAATTCCTGTTTTATTTCTACTTCTTTTTGTTTACCCTCTTCTAATTTGGCAATTTTTTCTTCATTCTCTTTCTTTACTCTTTCTGTTTCTTGTTTTATAAAATCAACAATACTCATAATTTTTTCTTTTTCTTCTGTAGATTTCAATTCCGATTGCTCTTTATTCCTTTTCTGTTCTTCTTGCATTCCTTGTAATACTTTTATAATTTCAAGTTGTATAGAATAGTTTTCTTCTGGTTTGGGCTGTTTTGGCTGTTCTTCTTTTGGTTCTGGTTTTTGTGGTTTATTCTCATTCTGTCCTGGAACTAATGGTTGAGGTCTTTCTTCCTCTCTTTTTCTTTCTTCTTCTGCAGTCATTGATTCATATTCTTTTTGATTATAATCTAAGATTTTTACAATGTCTTGTTCTATCAAATTAGATAAACTTCCACTAATTACTGGTATTCTCATTAATTCAGTTAATCTCAATAATCTGTCATGTTTTTCTTGATTGCTTGGTCGCCCCCATTGAAATTCAACATAAACATCAAATCCATTAGCATTAAGAACTCTTTTAAATATTTGTTGTTCAATAATTTTTTCTACTTCGGATTGTATTGACTGAATTCTTCTTTCAAATGCATCCATTTGAACTTGTGCCAATCCTTCTGGAACGTTTGACATACCCATCAATACTGCAGGGATTTGAAAGATATAAAATAACATTTCTTTATCATGTTCTAATAATCCCGCAAATTTATCTCCTATATTTCCAAAATCAATTACCTTAAAATTAACTAATGGGTCAGTCGCCCATTCTGTTTTATTAGACATCGTTTCCATCTTTGCTCCAAATGCAGTTACATCTTCTGCTTTTGGAATTATTTTTATATCTCCTTCAACCTTTCCCAGTTGCGCATGTAAAGGAGAGTTCGCCTTTCTACTCATTATAAAATGAGAATCTTTGTCATTTTGTAAAAAATTATTAATATCTCTAAATGCAGGATATCCAATCCCTAAACCATATCCACTATCTCCAATTACATTAAATAAAAAATGAGCAATTTGTTCTGGAGCAAAAGTAATAAGTTGTTTTCTTTTTATAGACGAATTATAATTGAAATCTTTAAATCCTCCAACATATTGATTATATCCTATTATTTTTCCATAATTGTCTCTCATAACATACATTTGATTTGCATTTAAAACTTTTAATCCATCAACTCCATCTTTTTTGTTCCCACCTATTTCTAAAAATCCGTTTCCTTTAACTAATGCTTCTTTAATCCATGCTCTTAATACTGTATCTAAATTCACATCCCTTATAAAGTCATCAATAATTTTTTTGGCTCGTTCATCTTCACATTCAATAAAAAATCCTGGGCCAACAACAAAATCAATATATTTATCAACCACAGCAGTAAAAAATCCAAAATTTTTATATAATTCTTCTAATTGTTTAAAATCAAATGAATGTTCTTCACCTAACTCTTTTGGGAATTTAACATCTTTTTTTTCTATTTCTCCTTTAAATTGTTCTGTTAATAATTTACTAATATTAACACTTGAATTTATTGTAGGATTATAGACAAAATCAATAATGCCATTTTTTTTAATATTTTTTACAAACGGATTCCATATCATAAATAAATTATTGTATAATTATTTTTAAATATTATATTATAAATTATATAATATAATACTAACTAATACATGGTTTGTATATATCTTCGTCTTTACATGCCCAACAAGCAAGAGCCAAAGCATCGGGATAATCATCATGACCTCTTTCAGAATGATGAATTTTTATACCCCCAGAAGATGTTAATTCTCTTCTTAAATCTAAAAGTTGATAAACTAATTTTTTATGATTTGGGAATTTTAATTTTCCTTGATTCATAATCTTTTTTAGATTTGAATACATATCCATTTTTGATTGCATAGTAAATCTCACTCCCTCCACAATTCCAAAAATGCCTTTTTTACTAAGTTCTTCTTTTAACCAATCTTCAGGACCTTCTCCAAGTCCTGTTTTATCAAGACATATTTTTGAATATTTATATTTATTATATAACTCCATATTTTTTGCCACAATTTCTCTTGGTTTGTTTTTTTCATAACTATCAATACTTACAACTCTTTTATCTTCTCCTAAATACATTAAACTTATAAACACGCTTTCGTCTTCGCCTTCACCCGAAATATCGTTTCCACATGTATAACCAACTCTCATTTTTGGTTCTTCAGGAATGTTATATTCTTCAATGCAACTTTCAATTAATTCTCTTGAAAAATAAGTATCTCTGTCTTCCGCAAAATTTCCATAAATTTCACACTGAACAAAAAGACTATCTTCTCCATATTCTAATATATCTTTTTCTATTTCTTTAACCCCATCTTCTGACAAATATGGATTGTCTTTATAATTATAATGAAAACATCCAATGCTTTCATCTCCTCTCATTCCTCTTTGCCATTTCTCCCAAACATCTCCTTTTCCCCAAGGAGTTGTCGTTTCCCAAACGGGCGCACCTTTATCATAAGTCAGAGGTTTAATTGCGCCATCCGCACCTTTTTTTATAAACTCGCTTTCATCTTTGAACACTCTATCATAAGCAAATCCTCTAATAGAGTTTGGATTATCTGCCGATGCAAATTCTACGAATGATTTATTCTTAAAAGTAATTTTGGGAGGATTCTGAGTGACCTTTTCTATATCGGTGTAATATACTCCCGCTGAATGTAATAATTCTATAATTTTATCAAATACTATCATCGCTTGTTTATATGTGGGGGCGATAAGAAATTGAGCAGGATACAACTTTAAAACGGCTCCTCTAATTATTTCTCCAACAATCATTTGAGATTTGCCACTTCTTCTTCCACATACAATAATTTTATGTTTATGTTTACTTCTTAAAACTTCCGCTTGTTTTTGATGTGGAGTCTGATTTAAATAAGCAATTTGAAATAAAACTGGGTCATATAAATCTTCTATTGTAATATCAGAAGCTTCTTCCATAATTCACCTATTTTTTATAATCATTATTTTTATTAAATCCTTTTTTTCTATCACATCTAATCCCCAATTATCCCAACCCATAGCATTTTTTCGTGCAAATAATTCTATTTTTTCTTGAGTAGGAAACATTTTGTCTATTGCTTTTAATACTTCTATTGGTTTCTCACTATGCTTTCCTCGTGGAGCCCTTATCAGCTGTTGAACATTTCTTGCTCCTCTTGGTTGAGGAATTTTGCCTTTTTTAAAAACTAAACATAATTCACAATTTGATAGGGTATATTGTCCGGGATTATGATTCATTTTATCCCAAACAAATGCAACAGTTCTATAATCAAAACCCCAAGACTTAGCTAGTTCTAGAGCTTGTGCTAAATGAGGATTTGAAGTCCACATAAACAATAAACAATCCTGCTTAACGATTTCTTGGACTTTTAATTTTTTTAATTCATCAAGTTTTAACGTAGGATATTTGAAAGTAGCAGAGCTAATAAAAATCTTTTTTGATAAGTCTATGTTCTCTGCGTCTGTACTACTTTTATCAAACTGCAATTTACCATTATAATCCCAAGGAGGATCCGCATAGACTACATCATATTTCTTATTAGGCAACTCAGGATATAAATCTGCTAACGTGTTTTGTTTTGCTCTAGTCTTAGCTTCTTCTTTGTAAATAGAATATCCTGTTTTCTTATCCATGTGCAATATCTCCTTTTTCTTTTTATATTTCACTTTGTTTTTCCTCTTCTATTTTAACTTCAGTTATTTTCTCTTTTTTCTTTGCATTTCTCAGTCTTTCAATAATATTATCTATCGTCATATCAATATTAACATTTACATTTTTAGTTTTTACTCCATGAATGGCAACATGAGCTTGAATCATTTTGCCTATAAGTTCAACTTTTGTTCGATGTGTCAATTGTTCATTTTCTAACATATCAACAATTACTTCTTCTATTTTTAACGCAGACACTTCGGGGTCTCTAACTATTTCTAATAACTTATTTTCTATGTCTGGCTGAGGTATTCCTTTTCCCATTTTATATTTTATCCACCTCAATCTCGATGCTAATTTTCTTTTTTGAGAACTCGACCCTTTTATTTTTGCTCTAACTGCTGCATCGTGAACTGGGTCTCGCCCCAACGGAATCATATTTTTCCAAGAATTCGGATTGACCATTTTTAGATTAGAAACATAAATATTTATAAAGTAAGATAATAAAAAATTATAAATATTTATTTCTCTTTTTTCTTTAATTTTTCATATTCATCATTTGGAACGAACACTGAAATACCATGACCTCTCGCTTTACATTTGTAGCTTATTGTGTGCCCCTCAATAACTTGAGTTCTGCTTCCTTCAATAACTTTATCTTTGTAAGCAAGTTGGTCTTCGATAAATTCAAATCTATCATCTTCTCCATATTTATCTAAATTTCCAATTTCTACTCTTATTTCTTCTTCTTTAACATACCCATATCTTCTCTCGCTTTCTCTTTCCGCATTTTCAAGTTTGTCTCTAAATTCTAATCTTGCACAGGGCTCATCGAATGGTTTATATTTTGCGCGATATTCCGAAATTTTTTCGTTAAGTTTAATATTAAAAAAATCTATCGGACTTCTCATTCCAACCTCTTTATAATCCATTTTATTTTCTACCTCCTTTTACTTTTTTCTTTTCGATCATTTCAACTCCTTCACACATTTGTGTTTCAAGAATATGTATAGTTTCTGTTACAAATTTTATTTGTGATTCAATTTCGCATAATTGTGTTTTAAATTCTCTAATTTGCCTCTTGTAATTTACTTCAAGTCCATCTGATAACATTAATTCATTATATGCTTTTTGATAATTTAACCACGCTAACTCATCTTTTCTTTGTTCAAGCATTTTTGTTGATATCTTCATTTCTTCTTCTGTCAAATTTCTTTTTGCCATTTTTAATATATATTTATATTCCCCTCCTTTTTCATATTATTTTTTATCATTAAATTGTCTATACTCTTTTAAAAATTTCATATACTCATCTAGTTTAGAACGAATAAATTTTGAAAAATTAAAACTTTTTCTTTCGTTTTTTATAAAATCGTATTGTTCATCAGAAATTACGATGCATTTACTTTTTTTCATATATAAATATATAAAAAAAGAGTATATAAATATATATTTATATATTATATAATATATAAAAATTTAAAATAAGTTATTGAATATTAAAAGAAATAAGAAATTAAAAAATATTATAAATAAAAATTTCTGTGTTTTTTAAAAGTTAGAAGACAAATCTATCAAAATGTTATAAAAAAGAATATAAAGAAGTATCATAAATATAGGATATATATTTTATTATTTAATTATTAGAATAAATATAATATTATATATTAGTTCTTTTATTTAAAATATATATCTTATATTTGAATAAAAACTAAATTCTACAAAATCCACCAAAAACCACCCCAAAAACCACCTAAAATCCCATATCCTTCAAGTATTTAAATCTTTTGGTTATATATTTATATATTTATATATAACCAAAGATTTATAAATAC